AGATGGCATTGTAAATGAACCCGAATCTCTAAATTGGTTAATACTTGCGCCAGCAGTTAATACTCCACTGACAGTTTGAGCTATAACCAATGCAGTAGGGTCTAAAGCCTGTAACTGTGATACCTTTGCTATTGCATGGCCACCTTTAAGAGAGCCATCGTGAACACGTAACGTATTGTCAGTTGTATCGACTGTTACTTCACCCTCAGCGCCAGTAAATCCTGCGCCGTCATCGTGCTGGGCTTTAGTCCCTCGTCTTAATTTTATTTCAGTAGCCATAATATTCTCTGTTTAATTTGTTACTCTTAGCTGTAGCCGTTTATTTTTACGCAATCAACACCAAAAATGGCATTAATATCTGCAACAGCTATATTTACTGCAAGACTAAATTTTCCTTGCACAGAAGAAGCTCCAATTTTTACCCAATCATTAGCAGCAACAGTAATATCGTAAAGCTGATCGTTCGTTTGTCCATTCTGGTTCAAGGTAAAGCTATACAATGATGAGCCATAGCTGCTGCCATTATTGGTGCTTTTATAAACATTTACAACAGTAGACCTGTTACTGCCAATAGCTTCCTGAGCAGCCCCATACATCCCAACTCTATAAACGCCAGACTTCCTAAACTGAAATCTGAGTTCGTCGTCTGCACCACTATATTCAGTAAATATATTGCCATGGTTTATTACGTAATTACCCGCAGCAGGTGTGCCATCGCAGCCTTGTAGCGCAACATGCTCGATTCTTGGCGCACCAGAGCTACCCTCAGCCGTTGCTGCTACGTTATCTTTGAGCGCTTGCATAAGTTGCTGGGTCAAGGGAGCATCTACAGCTACCTCTGTATCTGATATTGCTCTGTATGTAGTCATAAATTCCTCAAACTATATTATACGGCTCTTGGCCGCCTGACATTTTAGCGCTAACATTTAGGCGTAATTGTAGCCCAGTAGCAGCGCCACCGCCATTATTTACACCATCTACACAGGTTACTATTTGACCATCAAAGTAGTCTAGGTGGCTTGCATCACCGACATTACTGCCTGTGGCTGGATTGCTTGTAACAGCTACAGATTGCACAACACCACCAGAGGCAGTTGCAGTTAATGTTAAGCCTGTACCTTGATCTGCGGTTACTTCTGCGGCAGCTATAGTGGCTGTGTTGTTAAAGTTTTCACCGCCATTAATAACGGAGGCGCTTATAAAGGCTCTACTACTTGCCGCCCTATCAGCGTCATTAGATATAAATGACCCTGTAACCCTCACGCCTAAGTAAGGTGACTCCTCCGTACCTAAACCGCCAGTAGTGTCATTTAGTGAGTTAAAGCCTACTGTTGAGTTATCAGCATTAGCGGCATTAAACCCACCAATATCATTAGCAGTTACCTTACCTGTATTGACTGTGCTGAATCGGAACTGTTTAGCCTTTATTAAAAACTGCTGATTCTTACTATCAAATTTAGTCGAAAGCACCTGCATTTCTGTCTGTATTTTTGGTGCGCCGTAAATATCTGTTATATGCCTTGTAGATAAATAGAAATGATCGCCTGTAGATAACTGGTCATAAGATGCGTCAAGTTTGAATGTGCAAGTAATAGGCGTTTTCTTAAATCTATTTAAAAGTCTCTGGCTAACACTTGTAGCAGTTGACGCGTCTTTTACACCCCAGCCATATATAACTTTGTTTGATTCTTTACCATACTCAAAATCAGTTTCCGAATCGGAATCTATATTGACGTAAAGGTTCCTAAAGTTTTTTGGCTTATCTCTATCTTCTGTATGGTCTCGCATATTGTAGTAATAATATACGCGAGAAATTCTATCTTTGTCCGCCTGTATTAGTTTATAGCTATCCTCAATAATATGGTCGTCTGTAACCCTCACGATACTAGTTACATCAACTTCTGGAGTCTCAGCCCTCATAACAACTTGAGCACTTAAATCATCGTAAAAGAAATTAACGCCCACCATAGAGCCAAGTTGCGATAACTGCTTATTAACCTCTTTAGGCTCGCTAAGAATTGCATCAACTCTAAAAGAGCTTAACCAATTGGTTTTTTCATCAACCCAAGAGTATCTACCGCCTGATTCGTTGTTACAGGCTTCCGCAGGTACACCCGCTTGATTAACTAGCAATTCATAACCTACATCGTTAATCGTTATTGCTGCGCCAGAACCATCGTATTCACCGAAAGTTACGCATTTTTGAACCTGCTCACCAGCGTCATAAGTTTCCCCGTCAAGTAGTTCGTGACTACCCCATGACTCACGACCGCTAGAATGAAAGTCTAAATGATCGTCAGCTTCTGCTCTCGTGTAAGCTAAAATTTCTTTTTCTATCCTCACATATCCGCTAAGTCCATATTCAGCGTGTACTTGTGGAGCAGTTGCGTCACTTGCTTCATTAATCCTTAATTGTACGCCATTTACAGTTCCGTGAGCTAATGAGCCTTTGAGAGTAAATGGTGAGGGTGCAGGCACTTTAGCCTTTAACTCGTCAGCCAAAGTCATTGGGTCTTTGCATTTAATAGTTAATACATCATTATCCAAGAACATAGAATCTATAATGTATTTCTTTTTACCGTCTTGTGCCTGTATAGAGCCATCGTAAGCCACATAGCCGTCAAAAACTTCTACAGTACGACCTACATAGTGTGGGTTTCTAGCTAAAAACTTCTCAAAGTAACTACCTTGATCTGTCGTAATGTAGCTACGACTAGCGGCGTGATCATCTGTATCTGTATCGGTAGACATAAAGTCACGTAGCTTGATAGTGACGTTAGACCTTAACGATATACCTTTAGTTGGAACTATCTCTGTAGGGGCGCTAGATACAGATATTAGAGCCGAGTGTGCGTACTTTTCAACACCTGTTAATCTGTCGCCCATCTCTTGACTAAATACATACTGCCTCTTGCCTGAGCTATCTAGCCTATACGCCTGCAATGCTTGGCAGGTTTCTCTAGTGTTAAAGCAAGGTTGAGCAGAAGAATCAGCAGTGCAAGCAGACGGGAAAGTATTACTACCAAAAGCGTTATCGCAAAAATCTAACGAGAGCCTAACGTACTGCATAGGAACTCTAGGCGATAGCTTGTGTGAGTTTTGAAATATGTTGCTTAGTGTTACTTCTTCGTTAGTAGTAAAGTTTATAGTTTTAGTTACACCTGTAACTGGTGGGTTATTCCTATAAGGGTGTACAGATAAAACTGTTGAAGCAGGTGCATCTGAGCCAGATTGCATTACATCAGTTAAACCAGCAGCAGAGGTTTCAGTAATTGATAAGTTGTACTTATGTTTTAAGTAGCCCTGTATAGCCCAGCGGTTATGGCGATCTAGTAAATCATCAAAGATTAACACTTCGTAAATCGTGCCTGACGTTTCTTCACCTGCGATATTCTTCATTAGGTTAAGAACTACGTCATTGTCTAGCTTCATTTGTGCGCCGACAGCGCCGCCATAATTGTTGGCGTTATTTACATCAACGTATTGTATAGAATTACTCCACCGTCCATCACCGAGCACCTCAAAAATAGCAGGAGCACTATTAGTAACAGTAACAGAGCTGTTCGCTGTTTGGGTTGCATCGGTTGTGTCTTGGAATGTAAATTTAGGCTCTATTTCATCAGAGTCTTTTTCTTGCACAAAAGTCCAGTCTGATTCTGTGTCGGCAGAGTCACAAGATACAATAACATTAGTCGCAGTAGAAGCTGTATAGCTTATAGAGCCGACCACAAACATATGAAAAGAAGTAGGGAAGTTATCTATATTAGAACAAGATAAATGTTCCGTACCGTCAAAGGCCAATCTTTTATTCGCCAAGTCGTAGGTAGGCGCATCAGCAGCAGTATTCTGCTCAAAAACGTATTTGTTTTGGCTTTTATCAACCCACTGATACAAAGGTTTGTCTTGTACAGGTACGCCATCACCGTCATTAGCATTAGGGTCAGCCCCGTCAAGCCACAACAGTAAGTTATCGTATAAATGATAAGGCGTAAATAGCTGGCTCATTCAATATACCCGATGGCGCTAATGCTCCAGTTTAATAAAGTTGGCGAGCTGTAACTAGGCTGCTTTAATGATTTATCTATCGTACAGTAATAAAGCCTATTTCTGTCCGCTTTGATTTGTGCGTTAGTTTCACCAGTTACGCCTTGTGTATACATTACAAAAAATGGGTAACGGGAAACAAAGCACCCTAGATATTCAATCATCGGCCATGACTTTTGCTCACCGTTTATACGTGTATTGAACGCAGTATCAGTTGTATCTTCAAGGTCATCTTCGCTAAAGTTATTTAATTTTATATTTAATTTTTGCGGAACTTTTCGCACATCATTTAATAATGGATTGCCTTTATTGTTTCGCTTGATTGAATTCTCGTAAGGAGCAAAGCTAGGCGGCGTAAACGGTGCGGTAACGTCAATGTGCGAAGTAACCCACTGACCAGCAGACATAATTGATATATAGCTTTCCGTAGTCCAACCTATAGTTTCAATTGTTAAATATCTAACTGCAAGATTATTGTCTGTCCACATTGCACCGAACGGTTTATATAGATTATCGGCAGGTTTATATTCGTGCGTATAAACATCACCAGCATCCTCAAAGTTGCCAGTCGTACTATCAGTGTTATTGCTGTACTTTATAGCAACACCTTGATCTTTAGTTAGATTGTGTCCGTAAATGGCAAAGCCGTTCATCGATAAAGCGTTAAGAAATAAAATTTTAACCCTTACCTGTGTAGAGTTAGCTATCTTAAACGTAGTACCTGCATTCTCATCGATACAATTCTCAAAGCCATGACCAGCAGCGGCAGCCCCAGTTTCATAGGTTATAGTTGTAGCTCCGCCTTTTTTACGCCAGTAACCGTGGTGTAATTCGTTCTCTACTAACATTGCTCCAGACATTATGAACCCACCAATGCGTTAATTTCTAGGCCGTCTTCTGTAGCCTCGTTTATGGCCTCTATGATACGCCTTGCACCGCTAGGGTCAATAGAGCCGTCTACTGTTACGTTTATAGCTTGAGGTGCTTGTGCTGCCGTTTCTGTTTGCTCTGGCTGTATTGGTGCCGACTGAGCAGCAGATGCGCCACCGCCACCACCGCCACCGCCACCACCACCACCGCTAATTCTGCCAGCAGCAGATGCGACAATCATTGCTCCTCGCACTACACCCATAACTTTTTCTTTTCCTGCCGCTGCTGCTGCTCTAGCTGGGGCATCGGGAGTTGGCAGGCTAAGTTGCGATTGTGCCGCTAAACCCATATTCACAGCGGTTGTTCTAGCATTATCAGCAAGAGCCATACCAGTTTCAGCGATTATAATAGCTTTTCTTATGGTTTTGCTTTGTCCTGCAAAGACTGATAATAGTCCTATAGCATCCTTAACGCCTCGTTTTTTAGCGTTGTATTGAAACTTTTCTGCCGCCACCACATCTTTTTTCTGTGTCGCATTAAATTCAGCATCAGCTGCGCGGTTTTTCTCTCTTCTAATCGCCTCTAACTCGTCTAATGCTCCGTATTTTAAGACGGCAGCCTCATATTCCAAGTCATTTTGGATGTACATATTCTCAAGTTTTAAAGAATTGGCTGCAAGCTCATCGCCCTCAAGTCGCATTCTTCTTTCTTTAATTAAATTCTCTTCCGCAGATAAATTCTGTATAAGAATATCTCTTTTAGCTAAAGCCGCCGCACTATCCCTTTCCTGCTGATCTATTACTGCTTGCGCGGCGAGTTCTTTTTTCCTTGCCTCGTCATCTATAATTGCTTGCAACTCTAAAATTCTTGCATCTCTTGCCTTATTGCCAGCATTACTTCTACTGTCTTTATTTTTTAGTCGAGCAAGTTCAGCCTCATCAGTCTCTATAATTTTACTGGTCAAGATGCCAAAAGCATTGGCCATAGTGTTGATCGCGCTTGTTGCAAATCCAGCAAGCCCAGTTTCTTCTGCTATAACCCTGTTAAGTTCTGTAAAATTATCTGAAAGTAAGTCTGTTGCAGCAGCTAACCCACCGCCACCACCAGCACCACCTACCTGCTCTTCAAGCTGCTTAACTATCATAGCTTGAGCTTCAAATAGCTTACCGCTTTCTTGTAAAAGTTTTATTTGTCTCTTTTGTTCATCAGAAAATGATATGCCAGACCGTGTAAGTGCGGTTAGGTTTGTGGCGGGGTCTTCTAGCGCCTTACCAAGCTGTTTGGCTCCAGAAACGGCAGTCGTACCCATAACAGCGGCAATATCTTGCGTAAGACCTATGGCTGATCTGAATGTGTCACCAGATATACTCTTAAAGGTTAGCAGCACCCCTTGAGCATCTCTAATATCTTTAGCTGAAGCAAGTGTTCCTCTTGCAATTTCGTCAGCCATAGAGCCTAACTCTCTAGCCGTAAACCCAGCGGTAAAGCCAGTCGCTTGCGTGAGAGCTTCAAGCCTAAACATTTGCTCTTCATATTGTTGAAATATAGATAAAGAGTTTTGCATTGCGATACCAATACCAGCAATACCAGCACCTACAGCCAAGCCCCCAACACCAACTCTACTAAGACCAGTTGCTATAAAGGATAATCGACCAGATAAGCCGTTTAACGGGCCTGTAAGTGCTGCTGTTGCAGTAGAGGCGTTTCTAAAGGAATCGGCCATCTTGTTAGTGGCTTTTGTAGTTTTCTTTGTGCCTTTGGCAACTTTCGGTATTTCTTTTGAAGTTTTACCAGCGGCTTTAGTTAAAGCGTCAAGCTCTTTTTGCGCTTTTTTTAACTCGCTAGTATTTGCTTCAAATATCAGTCTTGCAATTGTGTCTGCCATTGGTTAAGCCTTTCCTGATCTAAACCTAAAATGGCATCGACTTGCCATCTATCTAATTGTTCATTATATAAAGTGCAATAAGCAAGTATGTCCGTAAGAGATATGCGCTCCACACCTTTTGATATTAAACAAAAAGCATCCCAAGTTGGCGATAGATGATTCTCTAAGTAAGGCTGGTTTTTTAGCGCTAAAGGTGTTCGACCGCTAATCCTTTCTATAGCAGCCCATTGCTCAATTCGGGTAGATTTACTACCTTTTTGTCTACCGTTAGCGTAAAAAACCCACCTGCCAAACGCGATTAAGTTTTCGGTTTGGCTTTTATAAAATTTTCTCTATCGCCCATAAATAAATCAACTTGATCTTTTATATACGGGGCGTTTATATATAGCTGCTTGCATAGCTTTTTAGTAAACTTTTCATCTGTACCGCGCCAACCTAGCGTCAAACTAACAAGTCCGTCTGTAAGCATTTCCTCGTCATCAAAATCTTTATTATTGCGATAAGACTCAAGGTATACTTTTTGCTGTTTTTTAGTTTGCGCTCTAAACAACGCAGAATCCACGCCTACAACTTTTATAAATAAGCCAGTGGGATTTCCTAGATCGTCCTTAACTTCAAACTCTGCACCAGAGTCATGTGCTTCAGATGTATATAGCTCACTAATTTTCATTTTTCCACCCTTTTAGAAAGTTAAGCCCCGCATAGCGAGGCTATTATTTTAAATACTTGTATCTATAGTTAAAGCTGATAGATTTCCATTATCTTTGTATATTGCGACAAACTCTGTCGATATACTCAAAAGACCTTCGCCACCAACTTCAACAGCGCCAGTAGTATATACCACTTCAGGCATTGTAAATTTAATACCTGTAGAGCCAGAACCTAAGCTAACAATAATTGCCTCTTTAGTGCTTGCTAGGAACTTCTCATACTGAGCAATACCACCAGTATCATCAAAATGTGCTGTAAAAGAGCCGCTAACACGACACTTGCCGATACCACCTTGCGTGGCTAAGTTAGAGCCAATCTTGTTTGCAGTTGATAGACCGTTATCTATAGCTAAAGAAAAATCTGTAATTATAGCCGCAGAGGAACCACCTAAGGTTATAGTAGCCTGACTAGAGTGATAAGGATTATTTGCATCCGTGTAGTCAGCTTCCGAGCCATCTATTTCAGCGTTCTCGGTAGTCATAGTTGACCCGATAAGGCCAAAAGAGCATTCAATCAACCCGTCAGCAGGAACTGTCATAGAGAAAGAGTTAAACTCACAACCTTTATAAACATGCACATCGCTATTAGACGCTAAATCTAAAAAAGTTTGATGCAGCGTGTAAGACTGTCTTACCGAGCCGATGTCAAAATCACCGCCTGACTCTAATGCGTCTACGCCTAGAATAGCTCTTAAACCCTCAATATAAGCAGGCTGATGCGATAAATCAAAACTTACATCACCAGTTACCGAATGAGCGCCCATAATTACATCTTGGACCTCTCTATCACCCGTAATAACGCCTGATTCATGATTTGTTTTTGCTAAAGATAAATTTACACTTTTAAAAGGGAATACGCTGTATGCGGCATCTGTTATAGCTGTGCCGTATGTAGCTTCCTCTTGTATGCTTAATTTTACATTTTGACCACTTGCAATAGTCATGTTTTTCTAACTCCTCGCGGGCGTGACCGCATAATAAGATACATCTATATTTCTAACAAAAAATGCACCATCTCTGCGCCCAACGCCAAGTGATACGTTCAAAATCCTAACGACTGTGCCGTTAGCAGTTATTTGCATTCCTCTAGAAAAGTAGTTGGCGATACTGTCTATTCGATCAGTAAATCCACCAACACCAGTTTTGCTGTAGTAGTCAATCTGGAAAAGACCATCGTGCTTTTCAGTTCCAGATGTACCAAGGCTTGCGGTGCTTGTGTCCGCTGGTAGCAACGTGCCTACAACCCATTCAGCATTTAAATTAGTTTTTAAAACTTCAGACAAATCAAAGTCTGTATTTTCGTATATTTTATGTGTAATACTTAAATTTGTACACATTGTATTGAAGAGCGATTCAAATCCAATGCGTATATTCCTAAAAGGCTTAGTAGTATCTGGAGCTACGCCTTGTGTAATTGAGCCAGCATCAATATTGTAAATGTCACCAGTAGAAGACTCGGTTATTAAGTTGTAATCTACGCTCATTGATATTTCCTTACAGCTTGCAACATACTAATCCGCATCATTCCAGCAGGCGCTCTCGCATAACCACCTAGCTCTATTTTTTCAGCGTAGGGCAATGAGTTAGTAAAAAATATAGATTCGCCCATTGTAGATTTATTGATCTTACTTGTTACTCTTTCAGCACTTTCAAGGCTATCTTGCCCTGACTTATCTTCGCTTCTGCCGCTTACAGCTTTAATTGGAGCGCCAAAACTTGCATACCAGCTATTCTTTAGCTTACCTGTATCAACGGATGTCCGATTAACCGTACTAACCATTACATCTTGCACGACTTTTTTTACCGTTTTATTGGCATCTGCAAGTGCAATCTTTGTATAAGCCTTAACTTCTGAGTCGAAGCTCATAATAAATCACCGTTTGAGCTGGTTGTATTGGTGTTATCTCAATAATTCTATAGCTTTCAGAATTTATAGTAGCCGTATCACCAATTTTAGGCGGTGTTGCGGAGTACGCAACGGCAGGAATATCCTTAAAGGCTAAAGAGTTATCAGTCCCCTCCTCCTTTATTTGAGCAAATAAAACTACATTTGCAGTATACGTTGTCTGACTACTAGAACTAACACCTTGTGTCGGGTCATAGGTGACATTACCATTT